TTGTGTCTGCTAAACAACTTAGTGATTTACTAGCAGTAACAAATGTAACTTCAGCAGATTTTAATTCTGTTAAAGCACTAGTACAAGGTGAGTTAGATACCTTTTTGGGATTTAACTTTATTAGAAGTGAACGACTAAATACAGATAGTGATGGTAATCGATCTGTACTTGGTTTCTGTCAATCTGCAATAGGTCTTGCACTTGGAAGAGATATCGAAACAAGAATCTCTGAAAGAGCTGATAAGAACTATGCAACACAAGTATTTCTATCAATGACAATCGGAGCTACGAGAGTAGAAGACGAAAAAGTTGTAGAAGTTGCTTGTACAGAGTCATAGGGAGGTAAATCATGGCAACAGCTAAATCTGTAGAGATTACAAACTTAGATGCATCTCCTAGAGTCATTTCCGAAGTCGGAAGTGTTCATGGCAAGATGAGAGTATTTGCTGATACTATTGCAGCAGGTACAGGTGATATTGATAATGATGATGTAATTATGATGGCAGAAATTCCATCTAATGCTAAAGTTATGTCAATAAAACTTTATAATGATGACCTTGATTCAAATGGTTCACCATCATTAGCAGCTAATGTAGGTCTATATAATGGAGCTACAAAGTACACTATTGCTGGTACTGAAACAGCAGCAGAAGCAGTTATTGATGAAGATTGTTATGCATCAGCTATAACAACTTTACAAGCAGCTAATACTGCTGGTGTAGAAGTTGCATTTGAAGCAAGAAATGTCAATGCAATAGCTAATCATGCATGGGAAGATGGTGGTCTGGCATCAGACCCTAAAGTTCCATTAAGAATTGCCTTAACAATGTCTAATGCAGCAGCAACAGCAGCAGCAGGTGATATTACTATGGTAGTTACTTATATTACTGATTAGGATAATAGACTAAACAATTTGGGGGTTGCAAAAGACCCCCTTTTTGTTAAATTAGGAGTATTATGGCAACAGAAGTATCAATATGTTCAAATGCTCTACGAAGGTTGGGCGATAGTCCTATTACTTCATTAACAGAAGATAGCGAAAGAGGAAGATTGTGTAATGCATTTTACGAACCATCAAGAGATGCAATATTAAGATCACATACTTGGAATTTTGCTATTAACAGAGCAAATCTAGCAAAACTATCTACATCCCCAGCATTTGAGTATGCAAATCAATTTGCATTACCAACTGATCCATTTTGTTTACGAGTGTTAAAAATGGAGTTTGAAGATTATGAATTTAAAATAGAAAATTTAGCAGGACAAGGTAGAGTATTACTTACAGATGAAGGAGAAGCTAAAATAATTTATATTGCTAGGGTTACTGATCCAAGTCTTTTTGATTCAATGTTTGTAGATACATTAACAGCAAAACTAGCAGTTGATTTAGCATATCCTGTTACAAATAGCACAACACTACAAGCACAAATGCAAAAATTATTTGAAAGAAAATTATCTGAAGCACGAAGTCTTGATAGTACAGAAGGCACAACAGATAGTATTATTTCAACTGTATTTACTGACTTTAGAGCACCCTAATGGCAAGAGTACATCCATTTCAAACAAATTTTACATCTGGTGAAATTTCACCTAAATTATTTGGTCAAGTAGATTTTAAAAAATATAACAATGCTGTAGAAACTATGGAGAATATGACAGTATTCCCACAAGGTGGAGCAGAAAGAAGATATGGTTCACGATTTGTATGTGAAGTAAAAAACTCTGCAAACACAACAAGACTTATTCCTTTTGAGTTTAATATTGAACAATCTTATATATTAGAGTTTGGTAATTTATATATACGATTTTATAAAGATAATGGGCAAATAACAGAAGCTACAAAAACAATTACAGGTATTACTAAAGCAAATCCAGCAGTAGTTACAGCAGCATCTCATGGTTATTCTAATGGAGATCATGTATGGATTAATGATGTTGGAGGAATGACCGAAGTAAATTCAAGAAGATATACTGTGGCTAATAAAACTACAAATACATTTGAATTATCTGGAGTAAATTCAAGTAGTTACACAACTTATACTTCTGGTGGTACAGCAGCTAAAGTATATGAAATAACAACAGAATATACATCTTCACAGTTAGCTGAATTACAATTTGCACAATCAGCAGATGTTATGTATATAGTGCATCCTTCACATGAACCAACAAAATTAACAAGGACAGGGCATACATCTTGGACTATAACTGATGTAGATTTTGAAAAAGGACCATATTTAGATCAAAATACAACTGATACAACATTAACAGCTAGTGCATCAACAGTAGGTACAGGAAGAACATTAACTGCAAGTGCAAGTTTATTTGCAAGTACAGATGTAGGTAGATTATTTAAATTAGGGGATGGTCATGGAAAAATTACAGGTTATACAAGTGCAACTGTTGTAACAGTAGAAGTATTAGTTGCTTTAACAAGTAGTGGCTCAACAACTTGGTCATTAGGTGCATATTCTAATACAACAGGATTTCCAAGAGCAGTTAGTTTTTTTGAACAACGATTAATATATGGAGGTAGTACAAGTTATCCTCAAACTATATGGGGATCACAATCTGGATTATATGATAATTTTGATGAGGGAGATGCAGATGCAGCAGATGCATTTATATATACTATTGCAGCAAATAAAGTCAATACAATCAGATGGTTAGCACCATCTAAAGATTTAATAGTAGGTACAGCAGGTTCAGAATATAAGGTAGGCAGACCAACAGGTGAGCCATTAAAACCAGATAATGTAAATATTGCACAACAGACAACTTATGGTGTATATCCTGCAAGACCAATACAAATTGGTAATGTTGTTTTATTTATACAAAGACAACAAAAAAAAGTTAGAGAGTTTTATTATAAGTTTGAAGATGATGCATATTCTGCACCAGATATGACTATATTATCAGAACATATTACAGGTAATGGTATTAATGAAGTAGATTTTGCACAAGAGCCAGATTCTGTGTATTGGGCAATACGAGAAGATGGTGTATTTTTAGGTATGACATATCAACGAGAAGAAAATGTTGTAGCATGGCATAGACATATATTTGGTGGTAAAACTGGAACAGCAACAGTTACAGTTACAGATTATGATAATATACCTGTAGGTAGTCGTATTGTATTAACAAAATCGGATGGATCAAAAGTAACATTTACATCAGAAACAGCAGGGAGTTCTTCACCATCAGAAACAAATGGATGGAGACCTAATACAAATAATAACACAACTGCTGATAATATTTATACAGCTATAAATGCTCATGCAGATTTTACAGTAGCAAATCCTGCTGCAAATGTAGTAACTATTACAGAAACAAGTCCACAATCTACAGGTTTTTTAACAGTAGAAACAACAGATTCTACAAGACTAACAGCTACAAGTGAATCACATTCTAAAGCAAAAAGTGTAGCAACTATTCCAGAAGGTGGTGAAGATCAAGTGTGGGTAATAATAGAAAGAGTTATAAATGGATCAACAGTACAATATGTAGAATATCTTGATTCTTCTTCTAATATGGATAGTTATTTAACAGGTACAGTAAATTCATCATCTACAAGTGTTACATCTTTAGATCATTTGGAAGGGCAAAAAGTACAGATATTAATAGGAGATGCAGTATATCCACCACAAACAGTAACGAGTGGTGCAATAACAGTAAGTTTACCAGCAGCATTATCTACTAAAACAATAAATGTAGGATTAGGGTATGTAAGTACATTAAAAACATTAAAACCAGAATTTGGTGGTCAAGCAGGTACTTCACAAGGTAGAAAAAAAAGATATAATGAAGTTATGGTAAGATTTTTGAATACAGTAGGTGCAACAATAAATGATGACCAATTACCATTTAGATCATCTGCAACACCTATGGGTCAGAATATACCAGAGTTTACAGGAGATAAACGAGTAACAAATTTAGGATGGGATAGAGATGGGCAGATTACTGTCAAACAAACTCAACCCCTTCCTATGATAATATTAGGGATAACAGGAACACTTTTAACTGTGGATTAGATTATGATAGGAGCAGCTTTAGTACCATTTGCAGCAACACCATTAGCAGCACCAACTATTTTTACATTTACTAATATAGCAACAGCATTTACTATTGGCTCTACAATATTAGGAACTTTAGCTCAAGTTCAACAATCAAGAAGAAATGCAGAAAATTTAAGAACAGCAGCTTTATGGGATAAACAAAGAAAAGATATGCAAAGAAAACAAGAAATTGTTAGGGCAAATAATGCAGCTAGAAAATTAATGTCTGAAAAAAGAGCTTCTGTAGGTGCAAGAGGAGCAAAATTAGCAACAGGAAGTACATTATTAGATACACAAAATGTTTTAGATGAATTAGCAGATGCACAATATTGGATAGAAAAAAATTATACATCAAGTCTAATGGCAACAGATGCAGAATTAGCAGCATCATTACATAAAGAAAGTTATGCACAAACATCTAGTGTTATAGGTGGTGTAGCTAATTTAGGATTGCAAACTTATATGGCAACAAGGACAGCATAATGGCAATAAGAATTAGACCAGCAAGAGGAGAGATACCTTCACCTAGATTTACTCAAGATAGAAGTATGTTAAGGTTTGCACAATTTACAAGAGCTGATGGAGCAAGTATAGCTAAAACATTAACAGATGTAGCAGGAGTTGTAGTTAATCACGAAGCTAAAATGGATGCACAAAGAATAAAAAATAAGTTAGCATTAAATGAAGCAAAATTAAGTAAGAGATTAATTGACAGAACACAGGAACTTAAAGAATCAGATATTGATATATCTAATCCATTTGAAATAAATAAATTAAAAATGGAAGAAGAAAAGTATATAGATAGTTGGGTAAAAAGTACATTTGCAAATGATGAAAAAGCATTTAAACAATTTGAATCATTAAAGTTTAATTATTTATCTAATTTTAATTCTAATTTATATGTATTAAAAAATAAACGAATATTAGATGATGCTGTTTATTCTCACTCAGTAAACAAACAAAAACTAAATACAGAAATTGATACTATGCCTATAAATAGTAATGTATGGAATAAAAGAACAGAATTTTTTAGAGATTTAAGAACAACAGCAGAATCAGCAAACCAAGCAAGTCCTAGTGGAGTAACTATAGATTCAGCAGCAGAAGAATATGCACTTAATAAAAGAATATGGGAAAGAGTTGTTATTGAAGGTAATTTAGTACCAAGCTATAGACCAAATGAAACAATAATTAATTATGATGAAATATTAAAAGGATTAAACAACCCAACAAAAACACAATATTTTGGAGAAGAATTACCATCAGATATAAGAAAACATCTAAAAGAATGGGCAAAAAAAGGCAGAACAGATCAAGAACAAGATAGGGTGTATTATGAGAATAAAATAAACAATGCATCTAGTGCAAAAGCATTAGACATTATTGACCAAGCAAGAAAAGGGGATGTGTCATTACCAGAAGCACAAAAACAATTTGAACAAATAGAATTTGCAGGTGGAAGTGGGAAAAAACAACAAAATTCATTACAAGAGCATATTATTAATTTAAGTGTTGCAGGAACTAATACAGTTGAAAATTTAGTCAATTCAAAATATATTCAAGAACAAATAGCACTTGGAAATATTACTAGTTTAACAGAAGACCAAATAACAGAACCAACATTATTAGAAAGATATAATACATTAACAGGTAAAAATGAAAAAGCAGTATCATTAGTTGAATTAGCTCAAGAAAATATTTTAAAAAAAGAAGATATATACAGTAATGGTTTTATAAATAAAATGATTGCAAATTTTGCTGATCCTCAAAGAAAAGCAGATTTTGCAGCATTAGAAAATTGGATTAAATCCCAAGAACCACTTATTACAGCTAGTAAACAAAATCCTTTAAGCAATATAAAAGCAGAATTAAGATTTAATGATTTTGCAATAGATATGCGAGAAAGATTTATGAAAGGATATAATAACAATATTCCTATGAAAGAGTTATTGGATTCAAGAAATAAAAATTTTATATGGAATGATAGAAATATAACAACAGATCAAGGTGGTTATGTGCCATCACAAGGTGATGTTATTAAAGAATCAATTAGTACAGGTACAGGAAAACCTTTACCAACAGTACCAGAAGAAATTATAGAATTAGAAAATAAAATAAAACAGTTTATACAAGATGGTATGTCTAGAAAAGAGTATATGAAAACTAATGAATATCAAAAACTTCAAAGATTAAAAGAAAGACAATGACTTCTTTACTTGAAGAATTAAATGAAATGAAATCTTTTGGACATACTCCATTAGAAATAGAGGATTATAAAAATAGTCAAATTGAAGAAATGAAGTCTTTTGGTATGTCAGATGAAGATATATATAAAGAATTAAATGCAGTACATCCAAATACTTACAACAATGATACAGTTGTAAAAGAACAAAACAAATCATTTTGGCAAAATGTTAAAGAAAAAGTAGGTGCAGTAAAAGAAAAAGCTATTGGTGAAGATTTTGATATAAGTATGAAAAGAGCATTGGGAGCATCTTTATATAATATAGGATTACAACAAGCAGATAAAGGTATTCCTTTAGAAGAAGCATTTGAAGTAGATGAAGATAGAGGTTTTTTAGAACAAGGTATAGAATCAATAATTACACTTGGTGCTGATTTACCATTTTATGGTGCATCAATATTAGGTGGAACAGCATTAGCAGGACCAACAGGAGGATTGGCAGGTTTAGCTTTACCACCTACTATTAGAAGTATATTTATGGATCAATTAGCAGAAGGTAGAGTGCAAAACTTTTCACAGTTTTGGGATGGGTGGATAAGAGAAGCATTGCCAGAACAATTAAGAAATAATCCAAATGTTTTAGGGTTGTTATCTTCAAGTAAAGCTATAGGTAAGGGATTAACAGAAGCAGCATTATTAAAAGGTACAGAAAAAGCAACTAAAATATTAGATGTAATGAATATACCTAAAAACTATTGGACAAAGTTTGCAGCTAGATGGAATGTATTTACAGGTTTAGGAGCAGCATTAGAACAACATATGCCAACTTTAGATGATTATTTATCTAATGCAGTAATATTTAAAACACTTGGTATGGGTGAAAGTGCTGTAACTATGATGAAAAATAGAACTAAAAAAACATTAAAGAATCCAAATGAAGTAACAAAAGAAATTTTAGATGACGATATTATGAGAGCAGAAGCTATTAGTTTAAGTCATAAAACATTTACAAGAGAAAAGCAAATAGACCAAACACAGATAACAGATTTAAAATCTAAATTAACAGAAATAAAAAAAGATAAAGAATTTTTAAAAAACCCACAAGGTAATAAAGAAAGATTAAAAGAATATCAAGATATTAAAAAACAACTAAACGATTTAGCTGAACCATTTGAACCTGCACAAATAGAAAGAACAACAGAAGTTGTTAAAGATTTAAGTGCTGCCCAAAAAAAATTAAGGTCGCAAATGAGTCCAGATAAAATAAAAAGACAAGAAGTTGATGCAGACCCATTAAAAAGTAGACTACAAGATTGGTCAGACAAACTACATCCTATACTTACAGTTGCTAATACAGGTAAAAAAATAGGTATTAAAGAAGCAGAAAATATATACGAAAGATTTAGAATACAACCGGGAATGATAGGTAGAGCTGAACATATGATACGATACGAAACCTTAGATTTTAATTCTTTAAAAGGTAATGGTAAAGGTCTTATGCAAATACTTGAACCTGTAATTAAAAATGAAAAAAATTATTTAGAGTTTAAAGATTATGCAATATCAAGGAGAGTTATAGAAAAAGAAGGTCAAGATAAAAGAACAGGATTTGATTTAGATGCAGCAAAAACAATAGTTAAAGAACTTGATGGTAAATATAAAAAAGTGTTTGAAGAATATTCTCAATATAACCAAAGATTATTTGAGTATATGAAAGAAAGTGGATATATAAGCAAAGATTTTTATCAAAAAGCATTAGAACTTAACAAAGATTATGTACCATTTTACAGAGAGTTAGACCCTGCAACAACCACTAAAACAGGTGGTACAGGTGTAAGTGGTGTAAAAAATTTAATGAAAGAGTTTAAAGGTAGTGAAAAAAGAGTTCTTGATCCTGTAGAGTCAACATATTTAAATACATATTATTTTGTACAATTAGCAGAAAAAAATTATGTAAGGAGAGATTTAATTGATGTTGTATTAGATGCACAAAAAAAACATGGAACTAAACTAAAAAAAATAGATGATGATATAGCAAAGTTTGAAAAAGCAAAAGAAACAGAAAAAAACCCTGTTAGGTTAGAAAAAATAAATCAAGCAATAGATGTTGCTATAGCCAGAAAGAATGAATTAAATACAGCATTTGAGTATGATAAAATTGAAAATATAAAAAAAGCAGAAACAAGAACTACAAAAGTACAATTAAATAAAAAAGAATTAGAAAAGTTAGATGTAAAAGATATTGATGCAGCATTAGAAAAAGGTGCAAGTATATTTAGAAAACAAAGAGCAGAATTAAAAGATACAGAAATGCCTGTATATAGAGATGGTAAATTAGAAGTATATGAAGTTGGTCCATCATTAGCTAAAGCTGTAAGGGATGTAAATATAGAAAGTTGGGGTATGATAAAAAAAATGGCAAATATTCCTACAAGAACATTAAGAGCAGGTGCGACATTAGACCCTGCATTTACAGCTAAAAACTTTTTTAGAGGTGAGTTAGCAGCAACAATATTTAGTAAAAATAATTATTTTCCCTTAGTACATGGGTCATTAGGAGTATTTAGATTATTAAAAGGTAAAAGAAAACAAACTGAATTATATAAAGATTTTGTTAAATCTGGTGCTTTACAATCATCTTTGGTTAGTTTTGATAGACAATATATTAGAGAAGGATTTATGAAAGAAGAACTTACTTCAAGAAAAGTTGTAAATCAAATAAACCCAAAAAATTATTTAGAACATTTAAGAGTAGTTAGTGAGTTAGCAGAAAGTGCAGCAAGAATAAGTGAGTTTAAAATGACACAACAAAGATTAAGAAAAACTAGACCAGAACTTACTGAACGACAAATTTTAGAACAATCTGGTTTTTCAGCTAGAGAAGTTACTTTAGATTTTCAAAAAATAGGATTACAAATGCAAGCTGTAAATGCAGTTACAGCATTTTATAATGCACGACTAAGAGGTTATGAACAATTAATTAGAGGTGTTGTTAAAAATCCTAAACGAGTAATAGGTACTTTATTAGCATTACAAACATTTCCAAGTGTTGTATTGTGGATTGCTAATAGAGATAGTGAAACTTATAAAAATTTACCCCAATATCAAAAAGATAATTTTCATATAATAATTGTAAATGAAGGTCAAGATAATGAAATTGTATTTAGAATACCAAAACTATGGGAATTAGGATATGTATTTGGTACATTACCAGAAAGAGCATTAACTTGGATGGATAGTAAAGATAAAAAAGCAGTTGATGAAATTGTTAAAGATGCTGTGTCAAGTCTAGGAAAATTTGGCAGAGGTTTAATTCCTATACCAGAAGCAATTAGAGTGCCTTTAGAGTTGCGAACAAATGAAAGTTTTTTTCAAGATAGACCTATTATACCTAGAAGATTAGAAGGTTTATTACCAGAATTACAACAAACACCTTATACATCAGAAGTGTCTAAATTATTAGGAGATGCATTTAGAAAAATACCTATATTAGATCAAGTAAGTAGTCCTTTACAAATTGATTATGCAATTAAAGCATGGACAGGTGGTTTAGGTGCATATGCTTTAGAAGGTATAGATTACATATTAAAAAAAGCAAATGTTACAGAAGAATATAAAAAACCACTTAGTGATGATTTTGTTAAAAATTTACAAACTATGCCTTTTATTAAATCGTTTGTAGTTAGAAATCCTACAGCAGGTGCAGAACCATTAGCAAAATTCTGGGATAAATATAAAATAATAAAAGAAATTAGAGATTCATCAGATGAGTTAAGAAGGCAAGGTAGAATACAAGAATCACAAGATATACTTACAGATGAAGCAAGAGCTTTGGGTGGTTTAGATGCATATGCAGAAGCTATTGGTGCATACAATAAATTAATTAGAGGTTTATATTTAATACCTAAAGATAATAAAGATATTACACAAAATGAAATAAGAGATTATATAGATAAATTATACGAAGCAATGATATTGCAAGGTAAGGCAGCAAATAAATTAATTAATGAAGTAGAAAAAAACTTAAAAAAATAATAAAATTATGTTAGGATATGTGAAATGACTATTACAACTACAACAATAAAGAACAGTTATTCTGGTGATGGTTCGCAAGATACTTTTGCCTATAGTTTTAAAATAACAGCAGATGCTGATATACAGGTAATTATTAGATCAGCAGCAGGAACAGAAACTGTAAAAACATTAACTACACATTATACTGTAACAGGTGCAGGTACAGCTAGTGGAGGTAATGTAGTATTTACATCTGGTAATATACCTGCTGATACAGAAACAGTTGTATTAAGAAGAAATACTACACAAACACAAACATTAGATTTAGTTGAAAATGATCCATTTACAGCCGATAGTGTTGAAGGAGCATTTGATAAAAACTTATCTATAGCACAAGAATTACAAGAACAAGTAGATAGATCAATTAAGATTAGTAGAACAAACACAATGACTTCTACTGATTTTACAACTAGTGCAACAGATAGAGCAAGTAAGATATTAGCATTTGATAGTGCAGGTGAAATATCAGTTACACAAGAATTAGGTACATATAGAGGTAATTGGGCAGCAAGTACAGCATATAATGCAAGGGATATAGTAAAAGATACATCTACTAACAATATATTTATTTGTACAACAAGTCATACATCAAGTGGATCACAACCATTAACAAGTAATACAGATAGTGCTAAATGGTCATTATTAGTTGATGCAGCTAGTGCTACAACATCTGCAACAGCAGCAGCAACAAGTGCTACAGCAGCAGCTAGTAGTGCTACAGGTGCAGCTAGTAGTGCAAGTAGTGCAAGTACACAAGCATCAAATGCATCTACATCTGCAAGTGCAGCAGCAAGTTCAGCGACAGCAGCAGCTAGTTCGGCAACGGCAGCAGCTTCTAGTGCAACAAGTGCAGCAGCAAGTTATGATGATTTTGATGATACATATTTAGGAGCAAAAAGTTCTGCACCATCTGTAGATAATGATGGAGATGCATTAGCAACAGGTGCATTATATTTTAATACAACTACAGATGCATTAAATGTATATAATGGATCATCTTGGGCAGCAATAACAACAGATACAGATGTTAAAGTAGCAGTATCTAGTAATGATACAACAGCAGGATTTTTAAATGGTAAGTTAGTAGCAGGAGATGGTATTGATTTAACAGAAGGTAGTGATGGTGGTAATGAAACATTAACAGTAGCAGTAGAGGGTGAAATTGTACAAAAAGATGTACAAACTACATTTACTAAATCACAAGTAGCATCTACAGAAACAGCTACAATATCTACAACAAAAACATTAGATTTTGACACATATCAAAATTTTATATTAACACTAGGTAGTGGTGCAAATACATTAGCTAATCCTACTACAGAAGCAAGTCAAATAGGACAAACAGGAGTTATTATATTTATTCAACCAAGTTCTTCTAGTGCAGGAACAGTAAGTTTAGGAACAGATTATGAAACAGTAGGTGGTGCAGGATTAACATTAAGTAGCACAAATAGTGCTTATGATATTGTACCTTATGTAGTAAAAGCAGATAACAGTATATTAATTGGATCACCACAACTTGCATTTAGTTAGATGTTTAGTAACGAATTATGGCAAAAATCTGGAGTAAGTACATACTCTATAGACCAATCAATTAGATTTAATTCTGCTGATAGTGCATACATGGAAAAAACTTTTTCTGGTGCTGGAAATCAAAAACAATTTACAATATCACTTTGGTTAAAAAGAAGTTTATTAGGGTCAAGGCAAGATATTTGGTCATTTCAACAAGATGTTCCTATACTTTTTCAATCAGATGATACATTTCTTGTTGCATTGTTTGGTACTACTTCTTTGGTTACAAACAGAAAGTTTCGTGATCCATCAGCTTGGTACCATTTTGTTTTAACTGTTGATTCTACTAATCAAATTTCTACTGACAGGATTAGACTTTATGTAAATGGACAAAGAGAAACAAGTTTTAGTACAGAGAGTTATCCATCATTAAATGCTGATGCAAATGTTTGGACAAGTGGTTTGGCATTACGACTTTTTAGATTATATGGAGGTACTAATTATTATGATGGATATGCAGCAGAAATACATTATTTGGATGGTATTAGTTATGGACCAGAATACTTTGGAGAAACAAACAGTAGTGGTATTTGGATTCCTAAAGAATATGATGGCAGTTATGGAAGTAATGGTTTTAAAATTGATGGCAGAGATAGTTCTGACCTTGGAGATGATGAATCAGGTAATGGTAATGATTTCACGACAAGTGGACTTGCAGCACATGACCAAGTTCTTGATACACCTACGAATAATTTTGCAGTTTATAATATTTTATATAATGTAGGTGATGTTGATTTTCCAATATATAGTGAGGGTAATCTTTCTGTTGATTTTAATTTCTTTGGAAAAAGATCGCCAGTATCTACTTTTGCATTACCTACCGATTCAGATGCTTATTGTGAATTTTATATAAAAACTTCAGCTTCAAGTGTTCATAATTCTGGTGTGGGCATAGGTCAAGGAGATGCTAATAATGCTGGTAATATTGCTTTAACTAATGGTGTTACATATAATTTTAATGGCAATAAACATACTGGAGATGGTACAGCTACAAGTTTTGGCAACACATATACTGCTGGAGATATTATTGGTGTGTATTTTGACCAATCCGATAATGAAGTTGATTTTTATAAAAATAATACATTAGAGGGTTCATTAAGTTTATCTAGTTATTCAGGTGATTTGTTTTTTTTAGTAGCAAATAATGTAACTAGCCAACAAGTAATAATAGCAAACTTTGGTCAAGATGATACTTTTGCTGGTAACAAAACAAGTGGAAGTGCTGGAGCAAGTGATTCATCTGGTAATGGTAAATTTTATTATACAAGAATAAGTGGTGCAAAAGCACTTTGTTCAAAAAGTTTAGGGAGTTAATATGGCAGCACCAACAATACCAAATGGCGAAGAACATTTTTTTACAACTTTATATGAAGGGAATGGTGCTGGGCAGAGGGTTGGTAAGTTCGTACCTTTCACAGATAATGCCACGATTGCTAATAGCTGTATATTTAATCGTGCTGATACAGCTACAATGTCAAGAACTTTAGAAACACCAACAAATGCAAAAAAATATACATTTAGTGCTTGGGTAAAAATAGGAAATTTAGATAGTAATATTGCTAGAATACTTGGGTTTAGTGGTGGTGCTATCGGAATATCATCTAATCAATTTGGTATTACTGAGTATGTATCATCAACTAATTATCAAGTTATTTCTAATAGAACATTAGAAGATACTTCAAAATTCTATCATTTCCTTGCATCCGTTGACACTACTTTATCAACTGCAGACGATAGAGTTAAACTGTATATTGATGGTGATAGAGTAACAAGTTTAAATACAAATACTCAACCATCACAAGATTTTAATACAGCTACTAATGGAGGTTCTGGAACTCTTTATATTGGTAGAAGGGGATTAGATACTTCAAATATATTTGATGGTTATTTAGCTGAAGTAAATTTTGTTGATGGCTCGGCACTAACACCTGACACTTTTGGTTTAACCGACTCCTCAACAATGAGATGGATTCCTAAAACATTAAGTGGTATTACTTATGGGAATAGTGGTTGGAGATTAACCTTTGCTGATTCTTCTGCACTTGGAGATGACACGAGTGGAAATACAAATGATTTTACAGTTAGTAATATAACTAGTTCTGACCAGACCACCGATAGTCCTACCCAAAATCATACGACATTAAGTTCTTCAAGGACACGAGGTACTATCACTTTAAGTGAGGGAAATCTTAAAATAGTATCTGGAGCAACTTCTTATGCTAATTCTGCCACTACTTTTAAATTTTCAGAAACAGCTAGTCAAGGTCTATATTTTGAAGTAAAACAAGTTGGTTCTATACAACAAGGTATGTCCGTTACAATTATGAGAGATAATGTAAATGTATCAGGTCTAGGTAATAACCAACAATTTACAGATTGTTTTGGTTTACAAGCAAGAGGGAGTGGTGGTGGAAACACTTATTGGATTACTGAAAATGGTTCTAATGGTAATGATACTGGTGTTTCTAGCGCAAGTAATGATTATATTCAAGTTGCTTTTAAAGAGGGTAAAGTTTGGTTTGGTATAAACAATACTTGGATAGGAAGTGGTAACCCAGCAACTGGTGCTAACCCTACATTTAATAACATAGCTGGGCAAGATTTTAGGTTTTTAATTAGTGCTTATCAAAATAATGATTTAGAATGTAACTTTGGTCAAAAGGCTTTTAGATACACACCACCAACTGATTTTGTAGCTGTACAACAAGACAATCTACCAGAAACAGCTAAAGGTGTAAGTGGATTAGTGTGGATGAACAATAGAGATACTACTGATTCTAATCAATTATATGACAGTTCAAGAGGTAAACATAAGGCATTAGCAAGTAATGGTGCATCAGCAGTAACAACAGTTACTGATGGACTGCAAAAATTTTTAAAAGGTGGTCAACAAATTGAAGATAATGAGTTAATTAATACAAGTGGTGAATCGTATGTGAGTTGGAATTGGGTGGGAAATTCAGGAACCACAAGTACAAATGATGCCAGTTCTACTGGAGTAGGAACGATTGACAGCACTTATCAAGTTAATTCTACAGCTGGTTTTTCTATTGTGCAATATACAGGAACAGGTAGTGCTGGAACAGTTAAACACGGACTATCTTCAAAACCTGATTGGATGTTAATAAAAGATATAAATAATGCTAATGGATTTATTGTATCTCATAAAGGATTAACTAGCCAAGCAACTTATTCTCTTAATTTAGGCAATACTAATGCAGAATATAGTGATGCTGGAACTTATTATTGGAATAGCACAGCACCGACAAGTTCTGTATTTTCAATAGCAACAGATACAGGAGTAAATGGTTCTAGTAGAAATTATGTGGCGTACTGCTGGAATTCTGTATCTGGTTATAGTAGTTTTGGAAAATATGTAGGAAATGGAAATGCAGATGGTCCGTTTGTATACACAGGATTTAAACCAGCTGTGGTTATAGTAAAATCTTCTAGTAATGCTAGTACAAGTTGGGAAATAAGAGATAATAAAAGGTCAACATCAGGTAGCAATCCTGTAACCCAAGTGCTTTATCCTGATTTAGCTTCACAAGAATATACAACAGATAATTGTGATTTTTTATCTAATGGTTTTAAATGGCGAAGTTCAGGTGGTAACAGAAATGAAAGTGGATATACATATATTTATATGGCATTTGCTGAACATCCATTTGTTGGAGATGGAACAAATCCAGTTACTGCTAGATAAATATTTATGAATATGGTATAAGGAGATATTATGAAATGGGCAATAGTTAAAAATAGTCAATTAATAGAAATAAGTAATGGCAATAAACCTATTACAGTAGGAGATGTTGTTCATCCAAAAGATATATTTAAACATTGGACTAAATCACAATTAAAAGATATTGGTGTATATGAGTTAATATCTGGATCAACACCAGATGATAAGTTTGAAACTGCAACAACTACATCTTATAAAATAGATGATTCTAAAGGTACAGTTACAGAAACTATTAATAAAAAAGATAAAGATTTAGATGATCTAAAAAAAACATATACAACACAAATACAAAACCAAGCAGCTAGTTTATTAGCACCTACAGATTGGATGGTAGTAAGAAAAGCTGAAGATTCTAGTAAATCTATTGCAAGTGATGTTACTACTTTTAGAGCATCTGTTAGAACAGAATCTGATAAAATAGTAAAAGCAATAAGTGATTGCGATACTCTTGATAAATTAAAAGCATTATTTGTTACAGAATATAATGAAGATAAATCCGTTAAAACTAAAGCAACAATGGACACATTACCAGATGATAAAGATATAGAGGAATATAAAAGATGATGCTAACAAAAGACCATATTATTTTATCTAAATATTTTATGATAAAAATTCCTGCCGAAACAAAAAGATTAAAAGACTTATCTGAAAATAGATGGGGATATAAAAAAAGTGGACACTAGAACACTTCAAGATGTGGCTATGGAATTAACTGCACATGAAAGAGAATGTGCTGTATATAGAGATATGACAAGATTGCAATTAGAAAAATTAGAGGGTAGAATTAAAAGATTAGAAGTACTTATTATGGGATCAACTATATCTACAGTATCTTTAGTAATAGTTGTAATAATGAAAATAGTATGAGAAAAGAACATAAAAGTAAAACAGGTGGATTAACAGCAGCAGGTAGAAAATACTTTAAAAGAAAAGAAGGTGCTAATTTAAAACCTCCTGTTAAAAAAGGAACTAATCCTAGACGAGTTAGTTTTGCTGCTCGGTTTGCAGGGATGAAAGGTCCTATGAAGGATAAAAAAGGTAGACCAACAAGAAAAGCACTAGCATTAAAAAAATGGGGGTTTGGTAGTGTAGCTGCAGCAAGAAATTTTGCAGCAAGGCATAAAAAAAAGAAATGAGGGGAAATGTTAATAGACCCAATTACAGCATTTGCAGCAACTAAATCTGCAATATCACTTGTTCAACAAGGAATTAAAGCAGGTAAAGAATTAACCGACTTGGCTAGTCCTATAATAAAATGGGCAAATGCAGAATCACATATAGATATACATACAAGTAATAAAGGTAAAAGTATGTTTGGTAAGTTTAGTAGTATTGAACAAAATGCTATTGCTGCTCATTTGCGAAAAATGGAAATAAAAAAAATGCAGGATGAACTGCGAGAAATATTTTTATTGTATGCACCAAATGGTTTACAACAATGGGAAATGTTACAAAAAGAAATTGCTAATCAAAGAAAAATTCGTAAGGATGCAATTAAAAGGCATATACAAGAAAAGAAAAAAAGAAAAGAATTACTTATTATTGGAAGTATTGTAGGTATTGCAATTATTGTATTAATATTAGAATTTCGTTATATATTTTTAAACTAATTTTTTAATCCATTTGCCTTTATTATTTAATATCATAGGCAATAATCTTGGAATTCCATCTATAATAATACCACAACCAACAATAAATCTTGTTCTAAAGTTTTTAGCATAACCAAATGCCATGCTTTTTTGATTAATTAAACAACCTACATTCATAGCAAAGTATAAGTTATCTGGGTTTGCCCACCATTGTATAAGAAATTTTGTATGGTAATGTCCTTGTACTGCTGACATACCCATAGTTTGTGATACTTTAAGTATATCTGTTGCTCTGCCATGTGTAAAAAAACATTTTTGTTTGTTAGACATTTCTAATGTTAAGTCATCAACCCATTCCCATTTTTTTGTACCAAGAAAATCTCCATAACTTTTTAGAAATTCTTTACTCATTCCATATCGTAATGCTCTGCGAAATACTAAACTAGAGTGATTGCTTTCTACTTCAATCATATTAGGAAATATATATTCTAATTCTTTTATATATTCTTTAGACAGCTTTAGTTCATCACCTGCTGATGGTAAATCTGGATTATGAGAGTGCATACTAATTGCATGAAAGTCTAATAGATCACCAATGTTTACAATAAAGTCTGGTTTATATTCTTTTTTAATTTCTTTGAGAAATGCAAAACTATCCTTATGATGATAAGGAATATGCAGGTCGCTTATAACTAATATTCTTTTGTACATAAAAAGTTATCCACAGGTTAAAAGTACCATATTTTGTGGATTATGCAAGGCTATGCATGATTTCAGCTAAGTGTTCTGCTCTGTTTTTAGTTTGTTTTGCCCATTTAGAATCTAACATTTGTGCAGATGCTTCGGCATAATTTTGATTTTCTAATGCTGCCCACATTTTTTTAAACTTACTTACCCCACCCATACCTAATTGAAAAACCATTTCAACTATAATTTCGGCTGCTTTGTTTTTAATGATAGTATCTCCAATTAATTTTTCTGCTTGGTTTACTGCTTCATTAAAATCTATTTCAAATATATCGTTAAGATAGCTCATACTGTATGCTTTGCCATCTTCCCAATCTTCATCATCTGTGCAGAGGTGTCCATAACCAATAGTTCGTTTACCTAATGTATCTTTGTACACAGTATCACAAAACCCTTCATGGGTTTTAATTCTCTCTTTCAGGTTTTCTAGATTGTCAAACATTATTTTCTTATTTTTGCTATGCCTTTAAGTCCAAATGATCCTGCAATAGAAGCTAAAATTCCATAAGATACCCAATCTGGGCAATCGTTTTTAAGAAATACAAATCCTTGTTGCATATATGGTTGAAGTGCAGGTATGAAGGATGCTAAAATTATAGCGATAAAGGTAAGAGTCCATGCTTCATCTTTCCATGAATTATCAGATGCAGACATGGCTTTTTCTTCCCACATACCATCTTTTTCTATTTGTTTTTTTGTTGCTTGAAGTTTAGTAAGTTCTACTTGGGTCTTTAGTTTTGCCTTTTCCTGCTTACCCTTGATGTATGTTCCGACTAAATTAGCAACAGGTGCTATTAGTGCTTGAAACATTTACCAAACATTCCACAAGATAAGTAGCAACAAACTAATTTCTACCCAATTATAGATAGTCCATGTAGTTGTAACTTCTTTAATTTTATCCCACATAAGGACAATGTTAAGGGGATTTATGGATTATGCAAGTGTATTTAAGTTAACTAAAATATGGTGTCATTAAAGTGTTTACACCATTTATTGACTCGGCAATAGTTAGCACATCTAACATCTTCACCTGCTCTATGCACTATTAAACAACCTTTACCTTCTTGCATATTTTTTTCTTTTAAATATTCTTTGGCA